AACTAACTGCAGCTGATGCTGTAGCTTTTTGTTTCTTGGCTGATTTAGGTTTAGCTTTTTCAGTAGTATCGGTAGATGCAGGAACTCCAGCATCAGCTGCTTGTTTCTTAGCATTTTTAGGTTTAGATTTTTCGGTAATAACTTCTGGCTTTATAGCAGAGATTATCGGACGAATTGGTACTACATTATTTTCAGCTGCTTGTTTCTTAGCATTTTTAGGTTTAGCTTTTTCAGTAATAACTTCTGGCTTTATAGCAGAGATAACTGGTTGTTTAACTAAACCAGTTTTAGGATCAAATCCCTGTGGACGAACACGTGTGTCAACTTTAGCCAGATCAGTAGCAAGAGTTTCTCGTTTCTTAGACTCTTCAGTACGTTTGATCTGTTCATCAGTGAATCCTTGTTCCTTGTATGTAGAAAGAGTAGACTCATTCTTTCTAATATTACGTTGGATGTTCTGTTGGTCATCAAACTGACGAGAGAAAATCTTACTGGATTTTTCCACACCATGTAGACGTGCAGTTGGATCCATCTTAAGACGAGAAGCAACATACTTTTGACGTTCTTCTCGTTTATCAAGCATGTCAGAGAAAACACCGCCAGTTCCACGTTTAACAATACCAGTCTTATCTAAGAAGCCACGCATTGTAAAGAAGTCTTTTGCCTTGTCTTTAAACTCACCAACACGATCTCCAATAGATCTGTATTGACGACGACCCATAGCCTTGCCAGTTATATCTGTGGCTTGCTCTTTAGATAAAGGACTTCTAACTTGTGCCTGTACTTGTGCCTGTACTTTCGCTTGTTCTTTAGATGCTGGACTTCCAGCTTGTGCTAATTGTTTTACCTGTTCAGTAGTTTTCTTAATTTCAGTAAACAGCTTAATGACGTTAGAGTTAACGCCATTTTTATTTTTATCATTACTTGATTTGTTTAAATCTTTGATAGAAGCATCAATTTTCTTGAGTTGTGCAAGTTGTTGATCGCTCTTTTTATCAATATTAAGAGTATCCTTAGTCTGAGTGAGCTGAAGTATCCGATCCTGCTTAGACAGTTCGAGTAATTTGTTCAAAGAATTCTGCTGATTAGCTAATACTGTTTGCATTTAAGTGGCTTGTTTCTGTTTTAGTTTTTGAGTTTCTTCTTCTAAATGCTGCACCAACATACTAACGTAGATTTCTCGCTCGAACGGCATCATGTTATCCAACTCTTCTAACGAATATTTATGGTATTGCATTAATGCAAAGTTCGTTTTGTAGTGGTTGAATGCCGTCTCATGACTAAGGTTCATTAAAAAAAATTGTTAAGACCTTCAAGTACCTTATTGTGCTCTTTGCTACATACTGGGCACTTATAATTTACTGCATGTCTAAGTTTTGGCATTGTTTCAAAGAACTGTTCGATATTTTGAAACTGGTCTTGCGTCAAGTTTTCAATGAACTCTTTTAGTTCTTCTTTAGTCTGTTCTTTTGTATAGTGAATATCATCACCATCATAAATGTATTCCATGCATTCAACTACGATATCGAATACAAGTTCAGCTTCACGTTTCTCACCAATCTGTTCAATCTTCTTAACGATCTCAATAGTTGGATAACTCATAACTACACCGCAGTTATCAAATAGATGAATCTTGTTTACATGGCTTGGATTAAACTCTACTTGTAGTTGAGACAAATCGATACGAACAAGTGCTTTAGCCTTTTCGTTTTCATCTCCATGATCATCATCGCAGAACATGTATAAGTCTACAAATTCGCCAGCAGACTTGGCACGAATTTGACTAAAGATATACTCGAGATCAAACACAGCTAACTTGTCTACGTTAATTGGTGTCTTGGCGCATGAACGAATCATGTCCTTTAGAGTATCAATCATTACAACAGAATCTTCACTCTGCTGTGCTAATAAAAGTGCCTTTTGTTCTTTAACTAAGAAAGGACGATACTTTAAAGTTTCCTTGCTGGAAGGAATTTGTAAAGTGTAGGTTGGGGTGTTTTGAATAGGTAAAGCCATAGTATTATTCTCCTTTGTTCATACTCTTAATCATTTTTGTCAATTCAGCGGTACTGCCCACAAATATTGCATTGTTAGTTATTTCTTGCTTGGCTGCTTTAGGACCATCAAGTTTAGCCTTTTGTTGATGTAAGTCCATCAATTGCTGGTTTACATCGGCTAGTTGTTTCATTAAATTGCCCACTACTTCAAAAGCACGTGGGTGTTCAGATTGCTTTGCTACTGACAGAGCATGCGTTAGTGCATCCTGTCCTTGTGTTAATAGATCATGTAGATTTCCACGAGACTTATCATAGTCATCTTGAATTTTATCACCAGAAGATTGAACGATTTCTCCCGTGTTAGAATCAATAACTTTTGTGTTACTTAAATCTGCTATAGGATTCACATCAAATACTTCTGATAATCTATCATCAATTTTCATTATTTTAATTCGCCACGTTCAATTAGTTTAGTTTTGTTACGTTGATGCGCTTCTTGCACCAGTTCTTTGTTCTCACCCTGATAAAGAACTGCGTAGTTATTATCAATCATCCATTGATTCAAGTTAGTTTTATCTTCAAGAACGAATATAGCTAGAATACGACCAAACTTATCATCATTGTTATCTGACTTTTGAGTTTCAATTGTAACATACGAACCAATAGGAAGTTTTTCTGCTAACTTCTTTTTAGATAAGTTACCACGAATTTTTTCTTCTTTATCTACTGTTCTAGATTCTGGTGTGTCAATTCCAGCCATACGAACTCTTTGATTCGATAAAACAATATTGAATCCTAAATCTAAGTCAATGTCAACGGTATCTCCGTCAAGGACTTTTAATATTTTAGCTTTGTATTGATACATTGGTTATTCCTTATTGATCAAATTCAGATATAAAATTACTTATTTCATCTATGCTATTGCTTACCTGATTCACGTTAGTTTGAAACGTAGAAAAGTTATTTATATACGATTCGGGAACTGCAAAATTTCTATTACCATTTGAATTGGGAGTAACTCCACCACGTGTTGGCTTGGCCATATTTTCAGGTAACCAATACTTGAAATTCATAGCTATTTGTAATTTCATCACATCTTTGCTAGCGTAGTCCATTTGAATTGGAGATATAGTTTTAGGATAACACTCAAATAAAGTTACACCATATGTCATCTCGTCTTGTAGGTCTTCAACAATTATAGTAATGTCTGTAACGTAGTCATTATAGTATGAAAATGTTCTTGTGTATGGATCTTGTACTGCACCCATCCATGTATCAAAGAATGTTTTAACATTTAGATCAGTATCAACATAGAACTGCATATTCAAATCACCATATAGTTTTTCATATGGAACTTCACGGAATTCACCAAATGTTCTATTTTGAGTAGTAGATAAATTGAGTCCAGGAAGTTGAATTTGATCGCAAAACATTAGAAGCTGACGTATATCTGGGAAACTTTGAGCAAATGCATTTTGCCCCGTCATCAAAGACATTGGTGGGTTCATTATAACACTGTAGCGATTGGTTCTTGATAATCCATTTTGTTTTATCTGTGATATAAATTCTGCTAATTTTGTCATTATCGTGCCAATCTTTTTGAGTCTGCCCAAACCTGTTCGTTACTAGCACCAACAAATCTTTCAACTGGAAGCATCATAGCTGTCGCCCAGTCGTTTGAATCAATCTTTCTAAATGGCGAACGAACATGTTCCACTAGGTATTGTTTAATGCATGGTTGCGCTAATTTATATCTTGATGCACCATCGATCAACTGCCATGAATAACGAAGTTTTGTAGTTTCATCCATTTTCGTATTATTGGCAAATGACATTAGGTTGTCTAAAAGCCTAATACGAAGTTGATGTGGAAGATAGTGTAAATTTAACCCAATGTAACCACCTTTGAATGTATTGTAAGGTAGAACTAATGGGAAACGATCGTAGTAAGGCAGAGTGTCTTTATACTTTGGATCATATGCAAACATATACATAAATCCAGGAGCCACTCTACTTCTTAATTGTTCTTCGTTGCTGTTTAAAACTTTGTTTGGAGTTAAACGCTGTCGATTAAGCAACAATACTTGCTGTTGAAACCATGTGCGAGACTTCTTGGCAACATCGTCCAAGTTGTATTTGTTTCTTTCGAAAACGTCAATTAAAGTAGGTGTTTTAGTGGCCATATTAGTTATTTAGGCTGTCAGCCCCAGTTCGTGTTCAGTTATAATTTTGAACTCCCAATTACGGTCTTTACAATACTCACGTGCAGCTGCCCACTTAGCTTGATTCTTAATGAAAGTTAAAGACTCTGTTAAATACCTCTGAGTTCGTTTCCCTGGAAATATTGGAGGTAGGGTTTGTTTCTGTGGTTTTACTTCTATTAAATATGTGCGAAGTAGTCCGTCTTTAGCTTGTACTTGT